ATTCGCTTCTGCTCTGGTGTCTCTTCTGGGTATTTCTCTTTTATAACCTTATCGATTTCCACCTTGTAAAGTGCATCCAGATTGTTTTCCTTCCATGTCTGCAGACCCTTTGTAAAATGTGCGTCGATTCTCGGCTGTATAAGTGTTTTCCCCTCTTCGGTGTCCAGAAATCCTTTGACTCCATCTGTGGTTATAAACCCCTTGATGTATTCCTTGACTTCTTTCTTGCTCGCGTTTGTTGTTAAATACTCTTGCACTTCTGAAAATTCCATTTTGTTTCTCCTCACCCTGCTAGTCCTATCCTAACAGTTTAATTTTTTTCACAAAAAAACACGCACTTCTTTTGAAAGTACGCGCTATTCGTGGCGTTTTATGTTTCTTATTTACTTTTAATAATTATAACACATTAAATCCTTAACTGTCAACCTTGAACTTTATATCGACCCCGTATGTGCCTCTCTTGTGGCAATGCTTACACCTTAAATCAAGATCAAGCTTGAAAAGTGTTGCACCAGTTGACGGAATATCAAATGGCAATTCGCTTGTAGCTGTAAACAAATAGTTACCACAAAATCGGCATCTAAGAACTTCACTATATGCCATTACTTCACCTTCATTTCCTTTAGTTTCTTTATCATGTCCTCTATGATGATGTTGACTTTTTCTTCTTTTATCTCTTCGTACCCAGTAACATTTTCAAAGATTTCTGTGTCAAGGCATCCTTCCCCTCCCAACTTATCTCTAAAATATAATCCATTTTGTCTTCTCGATATTGTTACGGCTCCGTGTTTGAACTTCTTTTCAGGATGCTTTGCTAGCTCGTTTATCATTTCCAGCCTGTTCATCACATCTCACCCCAAACTTTCATTGTCTGTTTAAGATCTTCGGTGCTTCCCGTATAACTGTCTAATACGCTTTTCAAGCGGTTCATTTCTTTTTGGTGTTCCTGCATACTAGCGTTGATTTGCCCTATCTGAGACGTCTGGAAAACCATCCTGTCTTGCATCTTCTTCAGGAACGGAGCGGCGATTTTCTTTTCTCCTTCTTGGTTCATCCCGTATCGCTCTAAACATTTCAGCAAATCAGAATGATCTGGGATGTATAATTCAATTCCAAGTCCTTTTGCTATACCTAACCAAAACTCACATGATGGTCTTTGCTTCTCATATTCTCCTCCGACTGCCATATCTACGCCATACAAATGTACTCTGTCAAACCCTTCGTACAATGCAAGTGCTATCATGTATGTGACCGTGTTAGTGAAATAGTTGTCGCCTTGTGTGTCCATATCAGACATCCATTTTTTGATCTGTTTCAAAGGATATCGAATAGACATAGGAGCGGAATCATAATGCAGATTCATATACAAAGGTATTGGACATTTCTTAAACCAGTCCATACGCATCATAGACTTGTCGTGCCCGCAAGCGGTCTTTGAACAATGCTCCTCGTCCTGGCTTTCAAACCATCTTGTGGCTCTTGGTACTAAATTCCAATGATCGTTAACTCCCCAAATTTCCCATGACGGATCACTGTAAGGAGCGTCTTTGAAAGTCATTGCAGTCCCTACAATAGCAACCTGTTTGATTTTCGTCTTATACAGCTTAGATATATTCAGTTGTATAATCTTCTTTGCCTGTGCTTTCATCTTTGCTAGTGCCGTAGGATTTTCGAATCCGTCCGCAACAACCCCTGTTTCATTCTGCGGTATTTTGGTATCGCGTACCTCGTCCAGCCATTCTTTGACTTCTTCCTCAGGTGTCTTGGTTATCATCTCTTCAATGATTTCTTGTTTTTCCTCATATCCTGTTACTTCTATGCCCTCTGGCATTCGGTATGTCGGCATTTCTTGACTCGGTGTCCCTGTATTATCTGTTGTTTCATCCATTGCGTTTTTCATTGATTCATCCATTGCGTTCCCTCCTCAATTTTAGTAATGCTTCTGCTACCCTTACATCGTCCTCACAATGAATATCTATTGCCTCATATTCTGGGATCACATGACCCATTTGTAGAACATGCCCGTCTGCGGTTTGTTTGAGTATCCTGTTGAGTCCTAAGTCAGCCCACATCTCAATATAGTTCTTTGCACTCAACTCTTCGTTAGGTGAAACCATATTTTGTATAAACTTACGGTCTAGTCTTACAATACCGTATGCGCCGTTAGAAAAATATAGGTCATTGAGATTGTTTGTTATAAACACATTCACGCCCACGTTATCAGCATGGAAGATAGGTAGTATTGTACCCGTTGGCAATAACGCCCTATAGTTGTTCATATGTGACGGCTTCTCCATCTTGTGTATTGTTGTTATTCCTATAGCTGTTGCATGTCCGCATAGTTTTTTGTACATCTTGTCAATCTCTTCGGCTCTAATCATGGGATGTGTTGCAGCGGCTCTCACAACATAATCTGCACCTATACTCTTTTCTATCTGGCTGTATGCATGTAACCCCACTCCTGCATCCCCAAGTAAATCAGTTGCTAGTTGCCAGGGTCTGTCAATCACCTCTGCACCGTAAGCCCTAGCAATCTCTTTCATTTCTGTATCTTCTGTTGACACAAACACTCTGTCAATACACTTCGCATTGCTCATAGCAATCAACGGATATTCCATTAGCTTCAATCCGTCGCATTCTTGAACGTTCTTTCTTTTTAATCTTTTGGATCCTCCACGTACACATAATAATCCTGCTACCTTTTTCATTCGTTCCCTCCTGTTGGGTTAAACTCTAATATGCTCGGTTTCTTTTCTGTTTCCTCATATATCTGAGTTTGACCTGTGAATGTCAGTGATACCACTTTACCGTTTCTGTCTTTGACCTCTGAGGTCTGTTTGTATCCTTGTTTTGAATATGTCTCAACAAGTGTTGATTTCACCTTGTGCGTATCGTCCTTTTCAAAAAACATGTGTGTACAATGTATTACTACTGCCATATCGCCCCTCCTTTCTAATTCGCCCAGTCCACCCCGTCTGGTGTTTTTAATACTTTGTGGCAATGACTGCATACAACAAATTCACCTAAATCATTAATGTTTTTAATCTCCGTCTTTGTGTGAGTACAAATCATAGGAGATTTTTCTAATTCTCGCAACTGTGCGTGTATTGATTGCCAATATAAAACCAAATTATCATAATACTCCTGCATGTCGAGATTGACTCCTATTGTCAAATCGTGCTCTTTCATAACTACCCCCTATCCTGCTTTCTTTAGTCCGTTAGCTTTTGACCATTCGGTATAATTCTTATATGGGATGATTCCCTCCCCTCTAGCTCGTCTGAAATCGTTGGTAACTCCTGCCAATTCTATAATAAAATTACATCTACAATTTATGTCATCCGCTGCTTCACCCAATGAACCAGGAGCTTGACCCGACCCGCCATTCTCGCTGTGGAAGTTACCGTTCTTGTCTGCTTCTTGACCGTCCAACATTTGGTGAGCGTCTCTTGTTTCTCCGTCTAACGTAGACACCCAAATCTTTTTGGTTTTGACTCCTAAGTCGTTAGCATGTTCCATGCTCTCTAAAGATGCCTGATTATGTACTCTGTGTGCTTCTGTCTGAGCAACCACTATTGATTTTTTAGCGTCACCACCTAATACTTTGGTGATTCGCTTTGCCATCTTCCCATACCCTTCCCCCCTCATAAGCCCTTGCGTGATAGACTGGTTTATCTTGCTTATTACTTGTGCTTTGTTTTTCAATAGCGTCTGATTCAACGTAAGCCCCGATATAGGGTTCTGAATAGCCGCTCTTATTCTTTCAACGTCTAATATCTTGTAACTTAACTTAGCTTGTAGTTCTTTTTCTATCGCAAACCCTGTGCGATAATACCCGGACCTGTACATCTCAGACAGCCCGCTGGTTAAGATCCTTTTTTCGTCAAGATACAAAACGTTCATTGTTTTTGTGATCTCTTTTTGTGCCAGCTTCAGTCGGTTGTATTTCTGCATCTCTGCATATGTCAGTTTGTCTTTAATACCGTACTTAGAATACAAGTCGCCGAACATCACCTTTAGTTCTTTGTTAGCAACACGGTATTTAGCGACTAACGCCTTCTCCATAGATTTAGTCATTCCTGCAGCAACCTTATTTGATTTGTTTAGTTCACTCGTTATCGACATTATTCTCCTCAAAATTAAATATTCCTGGATTGTCTTTGATGACTTGATATAATGCTGTTTCCAACAAAAGTATCTGGTCATGTATTAACTTCAATGGATATACAAAATTCATAGCTTCTATCAGTTCATGTACAAATGTTGTTTCTTTTATGTGAGATGGGTAGTTGTCATCTAATCTTATTTGTAATGTGTTTCCGCAGGCTTCACCGTATGCTCCTCTGTCACGTTGTATTGTTTTGTCGAATATAACTGTATATACCATGCCGCCTATTTTGATCTTTTTTGGTATCATTCTTCCCCTCCATCCTCTGTCGGATTCCCGAATTCATCAACCTCTGGTTCTTCTATGTCAAGGTCGATTGTGTCGCCTTGCTCCTTCTCCATCTGTGCAAGTTCTTTGCCTACATCATCAACAAAGCTTAACAATCCAAGTCTGGTATTATCGCTTATCAGTCCTGCAAATGCGACGGTTGTTTGTGCTTCGTCCAGTAGATTCAATGGGAAGTTTCTTGTCCAGACATATTCTATGTTCCTATAGTCTATATTAGAGCCTTTGACGTTCCAGACAAAAGACAATAGCTTGTACATTCTCATTAACGAAGATGTGAACTCCCTCTCCGATGTGATACATTTCGATTCCAGACTAAAGATCTTGAATTTCATGGCTATACCTGTTACAGTGCCGCCGAACGCCTCATCATTGAAATTGACCGACTGTGCAAATCTGTATATGTTATCTTCGAGTCTGTTCAAATGATTTTCTATAACCGTGTCATTCAAGTCTTTAGTTAAGAACTCCGCTCTGCTGGCAATATCAGAAAACCCAAACGCACCCGTTTTCCTTGCTTGTTCCATTATTTCAGGAGTCGGCACCATACCATAGAAAGCCATATACGCAAGCCTGAATTGTGCAAGCTCCGAGTTAATGTCTGACAATGTAATATCGTACCCGTCTATCAGTGAATAAACCTTCTCGCAGTCGCCTTGCTCTTCTTTGTTGTTGTCGAACTTGATTATAGGAACGCCTTTGAACATATGCGGTTGAAACTCTTTTCCGTTTCTCGCATACGGTACATACAAGACCTGCTCTTGTTTTGTGTCCTTATCTGTTTCTGTTGAAGATATAAAATAGTATACGTTCACTTCGTCGTACCATTCTACATATGTCTTTGTTTCTTTGCCTTCCATAATCTCATAATACCGCATTGCATACTTAGGTTCGTCCAAAGAAGAGTCCCGGACCACGATACATTCCCATGGCTCAACCGTCATTACCCTGGCGAGCCCTTCTTCGCCGATATACAACCGTCTGATACCATAAGCACATATAGTAGCCATTTTAAGGGTTTCGCTGTCTAGTAGCTCTATATGGTTTGTCTTGTTAAAGTCTGTTATGACCTGTACATCCATATCGTAGTTTTCCTGATCAAAGATTTCTGTTTCTTCGCCTGTATCAGCTGTCTCTGTATGTGTATAAATAGCATTGTCTATGTCGTATATAATAGGATTCCCCAGCATATACCCCACTTTCGTATCAATGATATCTCTATCAAATGCGTTGTTGAGGTGGTTGTTGATCTTGCTTTTGTCTATGTGCGTATGCATGAAAATAGGCACACCGTCCATAGTAGACTTGTACCTCTCGTAGTTCTTGATCATTCTGTTGTGCTGTATTGCGTGGTCGCTTATCAGGTCTTTGATGATATCTGATATAGCCCCCATTTTGCCTATTTCTATTCTCATAATAATGTCTGACATTATGCTCATGTTCTCACGTCCTTGTTTTTATTCTCTCGCTCACCCTTTAATCTATATCTCATACCTTTATCACCTCAAACTTGTCAGTGTCGTTGTATCTGCCCCAGTATGGGTCGTTTTCTATTCGTTTCTCTTCGTCTCTGATACTGTATTCGTCAGGAGATAGATTGATAAATTTATTGATATTCTCGCCTGTCGTTTTCGCTGTAAACTGCATTTTGCTATATCCGAACCCTCCGCCTATAATCATCTTCACACCTCCTAATAAAAAGCCCTTACCGCCTTAACTTCTCCGTACATACTCGCAAATTCATACGCATATCTCAAAGCATCTAGTAAATGATCGTTCTTTTTGACTGGTTCTTTTAGTGCCTTCCCGTCCTTGTCTTCTCTCCATTTGTATTGCTGTATCTCGTTCTTGAAGTTCTGGCAACGGGAATCCACTATTATTGTCTGTTGTTTCAACCAGTCTATACCAAAGTTCACAGAGTCTTTGCCTTTTCTTGCCGGAATAGCCTGTATTCCTAAGCCTACCAAAGCGACTCTTGACCTTGGTTCGTTGGTATCGGTAACAATTACCTCATGCCCTATCATCTTTCTAAGTTCCTCTGCCAGCCTGTCGTTCTGCATTTCTCTTTCATATAATTCGTCTACCACATATATCGTTTTATGGTTCTTGTCATAGTGTGTTCTTATTACCGCGTTAGGATCGCCAGAGAACCCAAAATCTAAACCGTTTTTGTAATTATCAAAAGTATCTATAATGCAAGTCTGTATCCCGTTTATGTCAATGAACTCATTATGTAAGTCTCGTGTTTCCCAGTTTTTGAATATAACGCTTCCCAGTACACCCCAGTTCCCCAAAGTATAAACGTCTCTATAATACGGGTCGGTTTCGTTCTCCAGCCGCCTTCTGTCTTGATCTGTTAAAAACCGATTATCTTTGTATGTAGTTTTCAGTATGCTTGTCGTTTCGTCCCTGTATGTAGTCTTTTCGTCTTCCCAGTAGCTAAAGTATTTCTCGAATATCCAATGACTTTGAAGTATAGGATTAAAAGATAAGATCATTCGCTTTGAAACCTTTGATTTTCCTCTTAACCTTTTTTCAAGTTCCTTGACATCTGATTCCATTACCTCTGTAGCTTCTTCAATCCAAATATCTGTAATGTTGCCCTTTACGGGTCGTATAGACTTTATCTTCTGAACATCATCCAAACCTACAAATAAAATCTGATACCCGTTTGTACATGTAATTGTCAAATCTGATAAGTTGATACTAAAAAGCTTCTTGTCTTGTTGCCATTTCATTATGACCCTTACTAGTTCATTAAACATTGATGCTTTTACATACCTCTTAACATTCCTGATACAAAGATAGTTCCTGCCACCTTTCATCAGATCCATGATGCATCTTTGTGCTAAAAACACCGACTTCCCCGAACTTGAGCCTCCAAAATATATCTGTGTGTCAGTTTCATCTTCCAGGTAATCAAGATAAACTTTATTGAAAATCGCCTTCGGTACTCCTACTGATACATTCATTCTTCATCCAACAACGAAACTTTAATTGTAGTGTCGCCTTCTGTCTTGATTTCCTGCTTGTCAGATTGATCTAACATATTCTTTCCAAGAAAGATTTGCATGTTTGTATTCCCTTTTTCCGCTGACTTCCACTGTAGCTTTCTTAGATGAATTCTGCCCTTGGTTCCCTTTAGTGCTTTGTAGGTTGAAAAGTCCATATCATACTGTTCTTTAATTCTATTGCTTATAGTATCTTTATGAACATCAAAAAAAGACGCAATCTCCTCTAGGGTACACTGCATCTCTACCAGCTTTTCTAATTCTTCAAAGTCAACTTCTTTATAGTGGTTCCCTACACTGTCTTTTTCCATATCAATCACCTTATAAATATTATAGTCCCGTGTATGTCTTATGTCAAACTACCCGCATTATCCAATCTGCATGTAACAAAACTATGCAAACCTTTACAACCAAGATTCCTTTTAACATATATCTCACCCAAACCCTCTTTGACTTTGATATTGCATATAGACATCCTATTATCAAAACAAGAATTCCAAACGATACTATCAAAGGCTCTTTTTCATACACACCGCTTATCAAAGGATTTGCTTCTGCAATAAACCCTTTTGTAAACCCTATGTAAGTACATGCTATATCTATTACTGATAATCCTGCTACATATGCATAAATCATAATACCCTCAGTTCAAGATTGTTTTTGTTTCCATTCCCTTGATGATACTGTCTATAATCGATTCCCAGTCAAAGTCTGTTTCTCTTATGAACTCTATACAATACAGTATTTTGTCCTCTTTCCAGTCTTTTGAAACCTCATTCTTTTTTATAGCTTCTCTGATCTCTGATTCTGTTATACTTATAACATTCATTGCGCCCCTCCTAAACATCCCAAGCCTTTACATTCTCGTCTATCATACTGTTTAACTTCTCTATACGGAATAGTCTTTGGCTTATTATGTATCCCTCTTTAGGATTCCATTCAACCACACAGTCATGTATAATCTCTTTCAGTGGCTTTTTGTATCCTCCTGTTGCAAATACCTTTTGTACCTTTCTTG